GGTGCTTTTATATAGTTTCCTACATGACCCGAGTTTACTGCTGCAAGTTGTAGTGTTTGAATAAACAAACCCATGCTGTAAGGTTCATATACAGTAAACTCTATATGTGTAGCATTTGTTGTTCTTGTTTTGCTATTTGGAACCACAAGGCTTTCTACTGTTACATCATCTATGTAATATTCTAGCTTTGCACCTATTGCATCTTCATATATGGTGGTAACTTTGTTTTGAGCACCGCCGCCACTCCTAAAAATCACATTTTCAGGCGACGAGAGACGATATGTTTCATCAGGTTTTGCTATCTCGTCAAAACTTAAACAACTAAGCTCAAAGATAGTGTTATAACTTGCGAAACTATACAAACTATTAGGTTTTATTGCCATTTAGATACCTAGCTGTCGTTTAAGTGCACTTGATTTCGGCAAATAGATTTCTATACCAGGTCTAAAATCAAATACAGGATCCTTTAATACATCCATATTACGTTGTGCAAATACCCACCATAGTTTTGAAGTGCCATAAAGATCATAAGCTAGCAAATCTGGTCTATATAGGTATTGAGATTGTATTGTATATAATATATCATCATCATTTGCAGGCACAGGTCTGATTTTAAGAAAACCAAGTTGTCCTGATTCTGATATTTTTGTGTTTGCATACGGACTTGTTTTTGGATAAGTTGCCATTAGATAAATCCTTTGTCCATAAGTTGTCCATTAACAAACTTGTCTAAACTAAATGTTTCTACCTTTGCACGACTGTATATCGGTTTACATATAATGCTAAACGTGCTTAGTGTAGGAGCCATGGTGTAGTTTTCTGTAGCAATACCAGCTTCGTTTTGTATTGTAATCGGACTTCTAATATAATCAACATTGTTTGGTAAATCTGTTGAAAAAGCTGTAATCACTACAGGAACATTATTTAAAACAAAGTCACCATACCCGCTTAACTTACAAATAGGTGGCGGTCCACCTTTATTACTACCGTCTCCATAAAACATTTTGGTTACGCTACGGAAAAAATGCATAGCTGCTGCCCAATAAGTGCCATCTTTCGGACTTTGAACTGGAAACTCACCTACTATATTAATATCTTCGATTCTTGAGTTTGAATAAATAGGATAACCGTAGTTAGTATGGACAGGAGACTGTACATCATAATCTGCAGAATGGTTAAATGTAATAGTAGGCTGTAATGGAAAGGTGACAGCATTGTTAGTTACACTTAAAGGTTTTAACATAGGACTTGTTTTAAAAGTTCCTATGTCAGGTAAACTTATTTTTACACGCCAATCGTTGCCTGTTCTATCAAACTTATTTGTAAACGTTGCTGTAGTAGCATCTGCACTTACAGGTTCAGCGCCAGCTGGAATACCAGTAGTAGCTAAACGCCTTTGTGAAATATCGCCACTCCAGTCGTATGTGTTATAATATTCTGAACCTTCTGCCATACTAATCTCCTATAATGTATTTAGTTGACAAAATAAACAGCGTAGTTTATAATATTAAAAAAGGATCCTAACCAATATGGCAAGAAAAGTAAACTATTTAAATAACAAAGACATGTTAAAGGAAATACACAAAAGCAAAAGTACATTTTGTAGCTATGTAGATCCTGTATATGCAAACTATGACATCATTTTACCAGCAATAGAAAAAATAAACATAAGAACCATAGCCGAGGCCAAGCGCAACAAAGCAAAAAAGCAGTCAACCGAAGCATACGAAGATGCAAAAGCTGCTGGAAAAAAAGTTAAAATGGCAGAGTTTGAAGTTGATTACAAAACTATCGAAAAAACTGACTTAGTTTTCCGTATAATGACGTTTGATCACATTCCTGAAGAACCCGGACGCAAGAAAAACCCCAAAACTGTAGCAGATACTAAAACAAAACTCAATTTTCCTCCTTTTCAGCATTACAAGTTCGATGATAACGACAATCTAGTGTGTGTAGGCAAAAGTCACTGGCAAGGAGGCATGGAAAATGGGCATTTTGACAAAGAACACGGTAGAGCAACCAATAAACTTGCAATGATGTGGCTAAAACTAGTAGATAGATATGCTACACGAGGTAATGTTAGAGGTTACACATACAACGACGAAATGAAAGGACAAGCAATCCTCCAACTTGCACAAATAGGACTACAGTTTGATGAATCTAAATCCAATAACCCCTTTGCTTATTATACCGCTGCTGTTACTAATAGCTTTGTGCGTGTTATTAACCTAGAGAAACGCAATCAAAACATACGTGACGACATATTAGAAATGAATGACTTGTCTCCTAGTTATACACGTCTACATCAAGGCGAATGGGAAGCTGCTGTCAAACGTGAAGCAGAGAAGAAGAAATAATCTCTTGACTTTATTTGAAAAATCAGCTAAAGTAAAAATCTACACACGAGGTATGACATTTGTTTAAAAAAGCAGCAGTATTCACTGACATCCACTTTGGACTTAAAGGTAACAGTCGAGTTCACAATCAAGACTGTGAAGACTTTGTAGACTGGTATATCAAAACTGCTAAAGCTAATGGTTGCGAAACTGGTATTTTTTGTGGTGATTGGAACCACAATCGAAACAGTCTTAACCTAACAACCATGGATGCAGGTATTCGAGCACTGGAAAAACTAGGCGAAGCATTTGAAAACTTCTATATGTTTGCCGGTAACCACGATTTGTACTACAAAGACAAGCGTGATGTCAAGTCAACAGAGTTTGCAAGACACATTCCAGGTATTACAGTAGTAGATAGCATCCAAGTTATTGAAGATGTAGCACTGGTTCCGTGGTTGGTAGGTGACGAGTGGCGGCGTATTGAAAAGATTCAATCCAAATACTTGTTTGGTCATTTTGAACTACCCAGTTTCTATATGAATGCTATGGTACAAATGCCAGATCACGGTGAACTCAAGTCAGAACACTTCAAGAACCAAGAGTATGTGTTTAGCGGACACTTCCACAAGCGTCAGAAACAGGGTAAGATACACTATATCGGTAATGCTTTTCCACATAACTATGCAGACACGTGGGATGACGAACGTGGTATGATGATATTGGACCGTGAGAACGATGCGGAACCCGAATATGTTAACTGGCCAGAGTGTCCCAAGTACCGTACAGTCAAGTTGTCACGGTTGATTGACGAGAAAGACACACTTATCAAGCCAAACATGTACTTGAGAGTAACACTTGACATTGATATCAGCTTTGAGGAAGCGACATACGTTAAAGAAACCTTTATGGAACAATACGAGTGTAGAGAAATCACACTGATTCCTCAGAAACATATAGAAGAAATATCATCCGAACTGAATATTGATCAGTTTGAAAGTGTGGATCAGATTGTAAGTAAAGAGATCCAAGCAATAGACACAGAAACATTTAACAAAAAAATGTTATTAGACATATACAACGAGCTAGCATGATTAAAATCAAAGACTTAACTGTAAAAAACTTCATGAGTGTGGGTAATGTTACCCAAGCAGTAGACTTCAACCGAGAACAACTTACACTTGTGCTAGGTGAAAACCTAGACCAGGGCGGCGACGATACTGGATCACGCAACGGTACAGGTAAAACTACTATTATCAATGCCTTGAGCTATGCATTGTACGGTCAAGCACTTACAAACATCAAACGCAATAACTTGATTAACAAAACCAACAGCAAAGGCATGTTAGTTACACTTAACTTTGACAAAGGTGGAAATAGTTATCGCATCGAACGTGGTAGATCTCCTAATGTACTAAAGTTTTATGTCAACGACCTTGAACAAAAAGATGATTTGCACGACGAATCACAAGGAGACAGTCGCAAAACACAAGAAGCTATCAATGATTTGCTAGAAATGAGTCATGATATGTTTAAACATATCCTTGCACTTAACACATATACAGACCCTTTCTTGAGTATGCGGGCAAATGATCAAAGAGCAATTATTGAACAGCTACTTGGCATTACTATTCTTACCGAAAAGGCTGAAATACTTAAAGAAAAAGTAAAACAAACCAAAGATTCTATTACAGAAGAAACATTAAAAATCAATGCTATAGAAGCAAGTAACAAAAAGATACAACAAAGCATCGAAACGTTGATTGGTAGACAACGTGCATGGGAATCAAAGCGTAGAGATGACATTCAAAAACTTTCTAAGGGCATTGACGAACTAGAAAAACTAGATATTGATGCAGAACTAGAGTTACACGACAAACTTGCTAACTGGAACGAGTTGAACAACAAAATAACCGCCTTAAATAAGGAGAAAAGCACACTAGAGAGTGCACTACTACGTGCCGATAGCTCTGTAAAAAAGGCTGAAAAAGACATCTCAAATCTAGATGATGCTACTTGTTACACATGCGGACAAGCACTGCATAACGATAAAAAACAAGAAATATTGTCTAAAAAACAAAAAGAACTTAACGATTCTTTGGCATATCAGCTAGAAGTAGCCAACAAACTCGAGTCTGTTATGAAAGATTTAGACGAAATAGGTATTATTAATGGTAGGCCGAGTACATTTTACGAAAGTATGAAAGAGGCATATGAGCATAGAAACAATGTTGCTAATCTTAAACAAGCACATGCAAACAAAGAAATAGAACAAGATCCGTATCAAGAACAAATCGACGATCTAAAAGAAACTGCATTGCAAGAAATAAACTGGGAACCTGTTAATCAACTTACAAGCCTTAAAGAACATCAAGAGTTTTTGTTAAAACTTTTAACAAACAAAGATAGTTTTATTCGTAAAAAGATTATCGATCAAAACTTAGCATACCTAAACAACAGACTAACATATTATCTTGACCGACTTGGACTGCCACATCAAGTCACATTCCAAAATGATTTGTCGGTTGAGATTACACAACTAGGACAAGACTTGGACTTTGATAACCTATCTCGAGGCGAACGCAACAGACTTATACTTGGTATGAGTTGGGCATTCCGTGATGTTTGGGAATCATTGTATGAAGGTATCAACTTGTTGTTTATTGACGAGCTTATTGACAGCGGTATGGACACTGCTGGTGTTGAAAACAGTTTGGCTGTGCTCAAGAAAATGGGCAGAGAAAGACAAAAGAATGTGTTCCTTATTTCACACAAGGACGAACTAGTCGGTAGAGTCAACCATGTAATGAAAGTTATCAAAGAAAACGGCTTTACTTCATATGAGAATGATATAGACATAGTAGAATGAGCGACGATATCCACGATCAACTAATGCAAACTGTATTAGATTACCATAAAGCTAGCGAAGAGTTTGAAACTCGTCCTAGTTTTCGTAATACAAGAACTATCAGACGTGAGTTAAGAAAACTTATTACCCTGTGTAGACAAAGACAAGACGAGGCACAAGATGCTTTTAACAAGCATCTAGAAGAATATCATAAAAAATATCCAAAAAAGAGACCTAAGGCAAAATCCAACGGTACATAATGTATGAGTTGGATGTATCAAGGCAAACCTGTTAAAGAAATATCAGATGAATACGAAGGCTTTGTATATCTAATAACAAATCTCAAAACAAATCAAAAATACGTAGGCAAAAAACTAGCAAAGTTTAAAACAACCAAGCCACCACTAAAAGGCAAGAAGAACAAACGCAGAGGCTACAAAGAATCAGACTGGCGTGACTACTGGGGAAGTTCAGATAGACTCAACGAAGATGTAAAAAACTTAGGCGAAGAAAACTTTACTCGTGAAATACTTTACTTTTGTCGTTCACGAGCAGAAATGAGTTACATTGAAGCAAGAGAACAGTTTGACAGGCGTGTATTAGAAACAGACGAATACTACAACGGCATCATCAATGTACGTGTAGGTGGCAGTGACAAACTACGTAAGGCTCTACTAGAACAAAACAACAAGGCTATATAACGGACTCTGTAAAAAAATCCAAGATCCAGCCGAGGTAAAGCTCGTTGCCGGTGGTATGGAATGTCCGCGTGAAGAAGTATACGATAGGCTTTAAAAGATAGTGGCTCTGAGAAAAAGCAACCACATGGTAAGTGTTTTCGCTTGTTAGGGAATAACTGCCTTCCGTTGATATGACGAAGCTAGAGTAGGGGGATACAGGTCAACCGCCTCCACTTAATGTTAAGTCAAAGTAACATTAACTTGTTTAGTGTTAATTTGAAATAACATTAAAATCTCTTTTAACAAGATGGCTGAAGCGACTCGAATGATGTTTCAAAGCTACCTTCGCCCGGCAACGGGCGAATTATGACTTCACAATCTGAATGATATTAAAAGCATATGCATACGCATATGCCTTATTAGTATTATAATCACAAAGACATATATCGTGTTGAGCGATAGCGATAACACAGATGAACGTAGTTCATCTTATATATTATAAATACACTATACAGCCAGGTAATATCTATATGAAACTTCTTGAACTCTATGAAGAACCAATAACAAAGAAAAATGATTTTCTGTTTGAAGACCGCTTCTTGATCGAAGCAGCAACCAATGTTGACGAAATCCCATTGGGTAGAGGAGGTCGTGCAAGTATTATTCCGCTTGAAGGCGGCAAAACACGACTGGTTATTATTGAAGATCCAGCAAGATTACAAGATGCTCAAGTTTATGATTTTACTAGAAACCGTGATGCTGTTGCAGCTCGACAAGCATTTGCAGATAATAATACTACAAGTTTTAACAGAGCAGTTCAGAGAGGCACACAAGTTGATGCGACTAGATTTCAAAATGTAGACGATTACATGCGCAGAGCGCAAAACATGTCTCAAGATGAAATGGCAAGAAAAAACGGACTAGCATCAAGAGTGATAAGAGGTACTGGAAGAATATTAAGATATTTTGTTCCTGTGCTTACCTTAGCTGGTTTAGCGTACGAAGAATGGCTTACAACTTTAGCAGCAATAGATTTAGTAGATGAAGACAACAATCTTTCACAAGACGAAAAAAGAGAACTCAAGTCTATCATCCGCGGAGTGTCATATACCAAACTTGGTATCTTAACACTTTGGATCGTTCGTAGAGCAACTGCACTTAGAAAAATAATCATAGCTGCAAGAACAGCAGTTGCAGCAGGTAGCTTGTTTACAGGTCCGTTTGCATGGGTTCCGTTTATTTTAGGTCAAGTGGCTATTACCGTTGCAGTTGCTCTGTTAAACAGACCAGCAGTAAAAGTTGCTTTTGCTGATTGGTTAGCAGGAAACATAATGGGTGACTTGTTTGAAGGTGTTGAAACACTGGTTAACACAGCAGCAAGTATGTTAGATAGTCTCACAGGAGGACTGATAGGCAGTCAGAATCTTAATCGTGCAATAGGTTGGGAAGAAGGTGCACTGGATGCTGGTGTGCAAGGTGAAGTTGTAGCCAGTAGCGAATGGGCAAAACTTGTTTTCCAAGATATAATCTTTCCACCGGATATGGATCCACTAGAAGTTCCGTACTTTAATGAAGCGCAAAGAACAAACATGTTGAGACAAGCATTCCAAGATGACGGGTTTGCTTTAGAAACTGGTGAAGAACAGCCAGATGAACAGCCTGCCGTACCTCCTGAGGATCAACCTTTTGAAGTACCAGAAAGACCAACTAACGAAGAAGATCCGTTTGAAGTACCAGAAAGACCTGCACCTGCTTGAGGCAGCGGACGTTAAATCAAAGGCATCTTAGCTGTTTTGGTATTTTCAATATTTTCTTTTATGATATTTGTAATCACAGAATGATCATCTAGATCAGTGTCTGTGAGCAGTTGCTCAAAAGACAAACCACCTCTCATATACCAAGTCATACGATAGCATGTATCTTTGATGCCTTTTATTTCTGTTTCGTATTGTTCGGCTAACGAGTTTATCTCGGCATCAGTAAGTT